CGCGCATCCTTGGGCGTATCGCCTGTGACTGTCTTGGCATTGACGCCAGCATCCACGAAGGCCTCGCAGACGCCTTCTGCGTGAGCGATGGTGGAGCAGAACACAACTGTCTTGCGGTCGCCAGAGAGTTCACGCCACTTTTCTACGATGGCGTCGTTGATGACGCGCTTGTTCATGATCGCTTCGACTTGGTCCATGTCGAAGTCCGAGGCGAGCTTGCGGACGCCTTCGAGTTCTCCGCGCACACCTACGTCAATGACGTATGCCTTTGGCGGAACGAGAAAGCCTTCACGGATCAGCGTCGCTAGTTGGATCTGGTGCGAGCAGTTGGTGAAGACGTTCTTGAGGCCCTTCTTGTCGCCACGGTTTGGGGTTGCGGTAAAACCTACAACTTCGGCATTTTCGTTGTCCTTGCGGACAGCTTCGATGACCTTGAGGTATGTGTCCGCTGCGGCGTGGTGGCTTTCGTCGATGACCACCATGTCGAACTTGGGGCGCTTGGACAGGTTGTTCTCACGCGAGAGGGTCTGGACCATGGAGAAGATGGCATCGCCACTCCAATCCTTCATGGTTCCATCCACGATGCTCGTGGTGATGTACGGGTTCACCTTGAGGAACTTGGCGCGGTTCTGGGCAACCAGTTCATCGCGATGTTGCAGGACAAGAACGCGCTTGTCCTTCTTGTGGCGCTTGCCGATGAGGGCTGAGAGCATGATCGTCTTGCCTGCCCCTGTGGGCGCAACGACGATGGTGTTCTTGTGCTTGTCGAGCGCCTTACAGGCGTCTGAGACAGCGGCTTCCTGATAAGGACGCAGGATCATGGGACATTCCTTTTGCTAGAAGGATGGTGGGGGATTAGCGGCCCGCGTCCCCCGGCGCGGTCTAGCAGGCAGGAGTTGCCATGCCGCTCGTTATCTTTTGGCCCAAGCAGGGACAGCGCCAGATGTCATCATCTGCGGCTGCTGCTGCACGGGCTGAGGCGCGTATGTCTGCTGCTGGAACGCAGGCTGCGCCGGTACATGCTGTGTATATTGCGACCCATCGCGCGGCAAGTAGCCGTTGTCCTTGGGCGTCATGGCGACCATCAAGCGGTTGGTATCCTTGTAGCCGTTGGTGCCTTTCTTGATGCCAACCTTGGCGCAGATCTCCACGCCATTGAGAGCGCCAACGCCGGGTAGGTTGCGTGCCTGTTGGGCCTGCGGCGACATGTCCGAGGGATCGAGCCCTGCGGCGCTGTCGATCAGAGCCTTGAGCGTGCGCAGACCAATCTCCTTGGCCTCGGGCATGCCGGATGCGCCCAGCTTGTCGCCATCGACGAAGACCTTGTCCCAGAACTTGCGGCGGTCATAGGGTCCACCAATGACAGTGAACTCCAGATCCATCCACTTGGCCTTGGTTTCGCGCGCGGCCTTGAACCAGTTGCCTGCGCCATACTCGGGCAGGGAGATCTCGCCCGGCTTGATCGACATGATGGCGCGGACGATAGAGCCAGCCGGGATGAGGTCGAACTCACGCTGCTCGCCAGCGGGAACGGAATTGAGGTTAAGCATCGTCAGATCCTTTAGCTAGTGGTTTGGGTGGCGGGGTCAACGAAGGTCAAAGGCCGTGCGGCTTGCGGCACTCCTGACCCCATTTTTGCGATGAGCTTTCCGAGATGAGGTTCTTCCAGCACATCTAGTCTGCCGCTTCTGTCTTTAGCGGGGTAGCCCCACTGATTGAGTGTTTGGCACACGAATGCCCTGTAGGGGCCTTCGTCGCCTGCCATGACCGCCATCGTGATGACCTCGTCAACGATGCCGGGGAGTTCGCGGCCAGTCTTGCTGCCCTCGATCTGCAAGTCGTATTGCTTGCGGCCATACTCGTCAACACTCTCGTCGAGGATGCCAACGAAGATTACGTTCTTCGAGCGGATATGCTGAAGGTGCGTCAGCCACGCCATCATCTCACGCCCGTGCATGCCGTAGACTGCGCGGGTGTCCACCTTGCCAGTGCGGTCGCTGCGATTGTCAGGTTGCTGCGCGCACCAAGTGAAGCAGAGGCGACCGGCCACAGTGATGGAGTCGATGAAGAGCGATTCGTACTTGTTCATCATCTGCTCGGGATCGCCGTAGAGTTGGCAGACGTAATCGTAGTGGGCCTTGGAGTAAGCCTGATCTTCAGAGAGCGACGGGTTAAAGCCGCCGAGGAAGCAGGCGAAGTCGCGGCACTCGATCCATGTGCGCGGTCGAATGACGTCCACCGGCCATCCTTCGATGGCTGCGTCGCCAGCTTCCAAGTCCATGAAGAGGGTAGTGTCGCTGTCGAGCGTGCGGGCGAGAGTTGTCTTGCCCACACCGCTCTTGCCGCAGACCACGATCTTGTGGCCGCGACGTTCTGCCATGCGCTCTTCGGCAGAGATGATCTTCATTGCCATGTCATTCCTCCTTGATATCGACGCTGAACGAGCCAACGCGTGTCGTACGGGCAGGCTCTAGGACGCGCCGGATATGAGGCGGCGCCATGGTGTATTTGCGCTCATCGACTGCGAGCGTCATCTTGGCATAGTGCTGGGCATCCTCTTCGCTCATCTCGTTGAGCGCCTTCATCAGGATGCCTTGATCCCACTCGACCTTCTTGGTGACGACCGCCTTGATCTCCTGATTGCCCTCAGGGATGTAGACAGTGCCGAAGTCCTTGCCTGTCGTGGCCAAGATGTCCTTGGCCTTCGTCAGATAGGCTTCCTCAAGCTCTGTGTCGATGCGGTCGATGTCCTTCTTGAGAGTAGCGATGTGCGACTTCAACACCTTACGCTGCTCGAACAGATCAAGCATCTTGCTCATGTTGTGGCTCCTCGTTGCTAGTGCCCATTACATGGAATAACTTGCGAGAAACGTCAAGAGGTTTTTTTGACCACGTTGATCTCGATGTCGAGGACAGCCTGCATGAGTTTCTTTTTCAGTTTGAACTCAGGGGTTTCGACGCCCTTCGCGTCCTCGACGATGGGCTCCCATGTGCCGTCCTGCTTCTCGCGCTCGTAGGAGAAGTCTGCGACGTAGGTGCAGATCAGGACGCCGTTGACCGCCAGCTTGTAGCGCGGCTGTAGCTGTAGGCTACGAACAACTCCTGCTCGTTCGAGAGACTTCAAGTATCCATAGCGTTCGGACTCGAACTTGGAGGCGAAGCGGATGCCATCGACGGTTGTCGGCTTCGCGCCGTATTTGTGCCTTGACCTAACTGTTATGGGATTATATGTTCGCGGCATGTCTACTACATGTGAGGAACCAGCATGAAAACCAAGTTTAAGTCCGTGGGTCTGGAGATGCAAGCCTACGAGAAGCTCAAGGAGCTTGCGGAGCTTGATCGCCGCAGCATCGGGCGAGAGCTTGCTCTCATAGTGGACACTGTGCATGCGGAGCGGATGACCAAGAAGCCTGTCCGCGCCCGCGTTGGCCTTGCTGCCGTCACCGATTAAGCAGGGCTGCGCTTCCTAGACCGCCGAGAAGAGAGGCTGCGATATAGGGGTTCTGACGAGCCCTTTCTCGCAGCGATGCTTGCTGCGCGGCAAACTGCTCAGCAGGGTTCACGCCCGGAGCATAGGAGATCATCGGGCCAGCGCCCGGGCTGATCTGAGGCACACTTGTTGCCGCTTGCGGCGGGGCTGGCGGGCGTTCGCCACGAGCGGACTGCGGCTCAAGAGCAGCTTGGGCGCCAGCCTGTCTCAGCGCGATGTTGCCTCTATTCAGCGCGCCAACGACGTTCCCTATGCCAGTAGCGGCACCAGCAAGGCGCGTCGTCATCGGCACGCCTTCACCCGTCACTTGGGCTGTGGCCTCATTCAGCATCTGGCTGAGACTTTGTGCCGCAGCTTGCGGCGTCTGTCGGCCAGCCTTGACCTCAAGAGCGCGGCGCATCACGTCAGGGTTGTTAAGAAGATAGTTTACAGCCCTAAAGCGAATAACCTTTGGAAAGTTCGCCATTGGATTGGTGAACATACCTGTGCGGATTGCGTCTGCGGCCAGAGATCCAGCGCCTTTGCGTCCAGTGTCTCGCAGGAAGATGAGATCTTCCGAGAGTTCTCTGAGATCTTTGACTGTCTGCTCGCCGAGCACTCTGTTGAGCATTTCCGGCTTGTAGGCTTGCAGAGCATTACGCAGGGAGTACGCAGCCTTTTCGCTAACGAACACATCCTCATCGACGGAGCCGAGGATGTCGTTGATGATCGTCTGCTTGATCCGCTCCTGAGCAACAGGGTTGTCCTTGAAGAAGTTCAGGATGCGGTTCATCTGCGCCCGGGTAATCTTCGGGCTCACGATAGCCGCTGCTGCTTCCTCAGGATCGACTGCACCTCTGGCAAGATCTCTCAGGACCTTCGACGACATCGCGTCATCAAGGCTGATCTGCGCGTCCCTGATGTTGCGCAGAGTGATGATGATGTTGTCGGTTGGGTTCTGCGCAGCGATGCGCTGAAGGGTATCGTCATCAAGGCGCTTCACGCCGTTGTAGGCAAGCGAACGTGACAGGTTCTGAACTTGCTGCCAGTCGTCGCCGAAGATCGCCTTGCCAGACTCACCTAGACGCTTGATGCGACCATAGAACTGGACGCCATTGAACTTTGTAGGATCAGCGAAGTCCTTGTTCGCGGCGAGGAGGGCATCGTCCATGTAGGATTTGGCCAATGCCCTGCGGACTTCTTCCCGCTGTCCTTTTGATGCTTCCAAGACTGCCTCGATGCGGCGCGGGCTTTCGATGATCCTGTCAAACAGCCGACCGGCAGTCAGTTTGACGTTAGCGCCGGGCTCGCCCAAGTTCCGCAGGATGCCGAGCGTCTCAAGGCGCTCGAACATCTTGATCTCTTCCCGGTAGTTCTTGTT